TCAACGTCTTCATCCTTTATGAAGACGTTGAGGTGACCACCGGCGATATGCCCGGCAGCATTGTCACCCGTGGCGTCATTTACGCGGACCGGCTGCCCGCTGCGCTCGACAGCGATGCGGCTTCCGCACTGACCGGGATCACCGTGATCACGGCTGCTCCTGCCGCAGAACGGCCTGAGAGCTACAACCGGACGGAACTGGGCGCGATTACCGTGAACAGTGCCGCCGGAACCAATGTCGGCGATACCAAGATCACCGTGAGCGGCTATACGCCCAGCGCGAGCGAGAGCTACAAGTACAAGGTCACCACCGGAACGGCGGCGACGGTTGTGCTTGGCGAGGTTCTCGGTGCTGGCTGGACGGCCTGGAACGGAACCGATGATATCACCGCGGCGACCGATAAGAAGATCGCCATCGTGAGCGTTGACTCTTCCAGCGCGGCTGTTGCCTACGGCAATGCGACCGTGACCGCGAAGGCTAATGGCTGACGAACAGAAAACTGATGAAAGGAGATAAAGACAATGCCCAGATTTGAAGAAGGAATCTTCGGGATGATTGCCCCGAAAGACTGGCTGAATGTCGGTCTGGACGTTACCCGGCCCAATGATCCTACGGATCAGGTCTTCGGGGACGTGAAGACGGAGAATATTATCGCCTATTGGGAAAGCATGGCGGCTGAGTACAACCTTCCCGTGATGGCCATGTTCCATGCCTTTGATGTCGAAGCGCAGAAGACTCTGCGGGTACCGGTCGACATCCACAACATCGAAAAGGGCCTGATCAAGGTCAAGATCGATCAGAGCGAACGTCTGCGGGCACTGATCGGACGCGGCGTCACCCGGGAAAGTGAGCTTTACAAGAAGGTGCTCAACGACGGTTATAACCTCGCTGAGGAAGTCTTCACCCGGTCGAAGGTTGCCAAGAATGAGGTGCTTGCTACCGGCAAGTTCACGATCACTGAAAACAACCTGAATCTGACCGTCGACTATGGCGTACCGGCCGCGAACGTTTCCAAGACGATCGACTTCGGCGCGGGCGCTTCCACGCCGCTGGATGAACAGCTGCTGGCGCTGACCGACGAAGCGAAAGCTGCCGGAAAGCCGATCACCGGGCTGTATACCAGCAACGCGAACATCAACAAGCTGCGGAAGAACAGCGCGATCCAGAAGGCCATCAACGGCAACGCGATGGTCGGCCAGCTTGTCAAGAACGCGGATCTGCAGGCCTACCTGAGTTCCGAATTCGGCATCAACCGGATTCTGGTGCAGGACGGCCACTACAGTCTGCCGCTGACCATGGGCGAGAATGGACGCCCGGTCACCCACAGCATGCGGTATTACCCGGAAAGCCGTATGAGTTTCTTCCATGCGGATGGAAAACTCGGCGACGGCCTGTGGGGCGATCCGCCTGAGGTTTCCGCGGCGAAGTACGGTCTGGAAGTGACCGGCAGCGAGGTCTCTCCGTATGTGTACGTTTCCCAGTACACCGAGAAAGACCCGGCGGTCACCTGGACGAAGGCCTCTGCGCTGTTCGTGCCGGTGCTTTACGATCCTAACGCGCTGTACGTCGCGACCGCCATCGAGACGCCCGGAGCCTGATGGGTTTCGTAAGCCTTGCCAAATGGCGTGACCTGACGGATGGCCATCTCTACGCCGAAGGGGATCAATTCCCCTTCGACGGCAGAGAGATCAGTGCGGAAAGACTGGCGGAGCTGGAAACAGGCCGTAATCGGGCGGGATTGCGGCTGATTCAGGCGATAGACGCCGGGATGGAACAAGCGCAGGGCCTGAAGGAAGAAGCGCCGGAAGGGGCCACGGAAGGGCAGAAAACCGCAGCGGCTGAAAAGAAGCCGAAGCGCAGGAAATAAACGGAGGAACGATCATGCTGACCGAGATCATGGAATACCTGAACAACTACTTCGTGCCGGAACGGGCGAAGCAGGTGACGTACACGATCCAGGACGGCGTGATTTCTCCGGATTTCGGCGCGGAGGACGGTGACCGGTTCTGGATCTGCCTGAGCAGACGGAATGACGGGGTGTACACCTTCCACGCGGACGGAATCAAGAATGATGATGACACAGAAGCGGCGGGGCTTCGAGATGAAACGTTCGCCGGGACGATACGCGTCTGCAGTGTTCCTCCTGCGCTGCTGGCGTTATCCGAAGAGATCAGTCAATGGGTGGCAACCTACGGAGAACAGCTGAGCAGCCCGATGCAGAGCGAGAGCTTCAACGGCTACAGCTATTCGATGAAAACCGGCAACAGCGCAGGGGGAAACGGCCCGCTGACATGGCGGGATCAGTTCGGGAAGCAGCTGGAAAGGTGGAGGAAACCGAGCATATGCTGATGGATGAATATTCGGTCGAATGTGTTCTGCTCGAGAAAAGACGGGTGGACGATCCGGTCGGCGGATATCAGACCATATGGACGGATGGAGCGACCTTTTCAGCAGCGTGGGAATATATGAGCGCACCGGAGATTCTGGTGGCTGAAAAACAGGGCGTAGCGCGGACATACCGCATCTATGTGGACAAAACGCTCGACCTGGATTACCACGATGCTTTCAGGAGGGCCGACGACGGCCAGATTTATCGGGTGACGAACCCGGGAACCGACAGGATGACGCCTTCCTTCAGCCGCCTGAATAAGCGGCTGATCGAGGTGGAGAAATGGGCGCTGCCCAATGATCCGGAGGAAGAAAGCGATGTACCAGGCAGCGGCGGCACTTAAAACCTTCTTCAGCGGCTTTGACCTTCCCGCCTACCAGAACGGAACGGTGCCGGACGACACTCCCCTGCCTTATATCACTTATTCCATCGGGGTACCGGAATGGAACCAGAAAGCCACAGTGTACGCGCAGGTCTGGGACAGGACCAAGACCAACACGCGGATCATTGAGGTGGCGGACAAGATCACTCAGGCCATCGGGCTGTGTAAACGGATTCCCATGAATGGCGGATACCTTGTCCTCTGGCCGGAAACGCCTCTCGTCCAGATCCAGACGGACGGGGATTTCCGATCGGCCTACATCAATTTATCGATGAATTCATATAACATGCCCGGAGTCTGATCCGGGGGAAAGGGGAAAAAAGGATGATCAAGCTGAAATTGCAGCAGTTCGCCGCTCCCGGATCTACGAATGCGCTGCGGGAAGCGACCTTCGACCATCTGCAGCTGAACTGCGGTGTATTCCTGAAGGATTTCAATTATTCCAGCATTGCGAATGCCGGAGCGCTGGCGACGGCGGTAGCATCGGCAATTACGGACGGGACGAAGCTGCTTGGCGCGACGCGCGGCGGCGGCACTTTCCAGGTCAGCCGTGAAATGCGCAATCCGGAGATTGACGGTCTGCGGTACCGGTTCAAGGGTGGCGTGTTCGTGGACAGCACCGATCCGTACCTGTCCACTACGCTGGTGGAAACCACGCCGGAGAACTTCGCGCTGGCCCTGGGTGGAACGGCGACCACGGAAACAGGGAGCAAGATTACTACGGTCAAGATGCCTACGGCAATTGGTGACAGCGCCTATCTCACCAACCTCTGCTGGATCGGGGATCTCGCGGATGGGCGGTTCGTGCTGATCTGCCTGTACAACGCGCTGAACACCGCGGATTTCACCTTCACCTTCACCGACAAGTCGGAAGGTACCACTGCGGTGGAATTCCATGGATGCCAGGATGAGGTCAACGATTACGATGAAGCGCCTTTCGAGGTGGTCTTCTTCGACAAGGCGGCCTGACCTTCAGGAAACCAACAACCCACACGGGGCGCGGGGAGTTCCCCGCCCCTGTTCTTTTTTGTAAGGAGGACAAAAAGAGATGGCAACCAGAGCAAAGAAAGAAGCGAAAGACCGGAACCAGCTGGCTGAGAAGATGGAGATCATCGGCCAGGTGTTCGAGATTGACGGCATGAGCGAGATGCTCAACAAATACAAGGCCGGGATGCCGACCGTACAGTTCAACGCGGTGACGATCCAGGTGAGCGGGCTGCTGCTGAAGACGAACAAAGAGCTGTCCGACCGGATCATCGCGATGAGCCTGGACGAAACAGATGAAACCGTACAGGGGATGGATGACGCGGAGTACGCGCTGGCGCTGCGGAACGCGATCATCAGGGATGTGATGGGTTTTTTCGTCTCGTCTCCGCGTTCGGGTGGGCAGAAGTAACACACGCCATATACGCCTATAATCCGCTGTCTTTCCGGGCGCTGGAGTATCTGATCGAACACGACACAAATGGACAGCGAGCGCAATATGAGCGATACACGGCG